CCCCTTACCACTCGATTCAGTTTCGGACAATATAAACCCCATGATCTGAGAACCCAAAAAGGAATCGCGCCAATATTCGTATCGCGGAACGTCTACATCCTCGGGTGACAAACGAAGTCCGCACGTCGTGGGATACGAATCATATTTCGATCTCATATCACACACGCGCGAAGTGTTCGCCTCCACCGGCAGCACACCGGTAGGGGATACAGTGACGCGTTGCCCGTTCACATCAGTGATAGTGAAGGGCGACACAAACCCCGTTATTGTCAAAGTATCCCCGGGAGTGAGGCCATAGACCCGTTTCACATCGACCGGAAAGGTCACTGTATCGGCGATCACGGACGGGGTCGATCCAGTATAGCATAGGTGTTTCAGGGGTACGCTGGTTTTGAATGGTCCGTTCCACCCAGATAGCATGGTTTTTAGCGCAATATCGATGGCTAAGTCCTCGATCCACACGAAGGCGGTCACCTCTACACCGGCGGCGTGTGAGGCCGCAGCGCTCCCACCGTAGTTTGGATATTGACCCCTCACACAGCCGTGAACGGCCCCAGAACTTGCGGATGTGTATACAATGAATTCGTCCTCGATCTTTATCCCTGTTGTTATTGTGGCGTCAATGCCGCCTTGTGGCCCCGCTATTCGTGCGTGTAATCCGTCAATTGAAACTAGAGGTATGTCTGTGTCCCCCGTTCCTATCGGGGAAGCAAGGACAGTTTTTGTCGTAACAAAACACTCTTGTCTCTGCTTTCCGGAAGGATCGAGAAGATCGAGGATAACAAGGCCGGGCTTACTTTCGATGTTCCGAACAAAGCCCCTAAATAAACGCACGTATTCCTCGGGGAATGAAAGCTGAGAGAACCCGCCCCATAGCTCTACCGTGGCCCCAATGATGTCAGGAATGAGTTGCCCGGGGCTTGTGAGTCGGGTCATCTCCCCGTCTTTATCAACCAAGGCCATCGAGAGGGTGGATACACTGGCGCGACCTTGTTCCTGCTCTTGTATCTGGGATATTCGAGATGTGGACCCGGCAAGATTTATTAGGGCCTTTTGGTCCTTCAACGGCCTAATGCCACCATACACGAAAGGATCACCATAACGAACACCCGGATCGCCGTACCGCAAAGCCGTGCCTATCTCGGTTGTTCCAAGCATGATTGCATAACCTGCAATGGTGAGAACGTAGGACGGAAACTTTACGGACTGGCCGTTATATATTCCGTACCGCCTCGATGCTTCAATCATTTTATCCTCTGCCCCCGTTCGATCATGACCGTTTCAATGACTCCAAGACGGCGATCAATTGACTGCAAGGATTCAAGGCATTGCTTCCGCACCTGCTCGATCATCTCCGCGTTTTGTCTATCCACTTGAACCATGACAGCCTCGGAAGCTTTCCCCGTTGTTGCGCTTGCAACCCGAGAATCAATAAAAGATATCACAGTCACTGTGTACCCGATCACCATGACGGTGAAAGCAAGGACGCCTTTAGCCCAGTGTTTTGTTAGGTTGGCCATGATCAATCACCAATCTTTCGAAAAGATGTCGTGGTTAGAACGCTGCTGGTCGATACCGTTGAACCGGATTGAGTCGAGTACATGCGAATATCGAGAGTGTCGCCCGTGTTTGCGTAAACAGAACATGAACCAACCGTGTTACTGCTAGGTGCAGACCCGCCACCGACAAAGCCGTAAGAGTAGGAACATCCACCATACGGATTACCGTTATAGTAGCAGCACGCTTGTGTGTATGTTCCAAGAGTGATTGCGGCAACGCCATTCAAGACATTCCCGCCCCACTCATAAAAGCCGGGTTTTGGTGCTGTGTAAACGCCGGTTGACACGTTCAACGCGGTATTGGCCACCTTGGCCGTTCCACCTTTAACAATGGTGAACCCCGAGGTGATAGATGCCCCATCGCTTCCCGCCATTGAGGCCACGAAATTATTGTTCACTAGCTGGTTTTGAGGCAAGTTCTGGCTGATAGGTATGATGGTAATGACTGCTCCAAGCGATGTGAGGTCCGCCGTGCATGACCCGGTCCCCGACGATCTTTTACCCACAAGAGAAAAGTCATGGTTGGCTACTGACGTTACATTGAACGTATTGCACACTTGCGGAATGCTATCCACCACTGCGCCTTCGGCGTCGCAAGTCCCTCCGGTTGTGGGAGTTACCGCATCCATCTGGATTGCAAACTGACAAACAGCGGTATTGAACGCGTACAACGTCCCGTCATAACATACTCTATAAGACCCCACGGGGAGTTGTGTCACACTGGCCGTAAGGTTTCCTATGACCGTCGGATTAACCACAATACCGGTGTTTGTGCGATCCCCGGACGTTATGTCTACATCCGTTCCGGCAACAAAACTAGCTGACGTAAAAGACACCGCATGCGCAGCATTCGCCGCAATGGAAACGCTGCCATAGGCCATATCTGACCCAAAACGCCCCACCGTCTGGTCAATCGATGGCGTGTAATACACGGATATTTTTAGTGGCACGTTAGCCGCTCGGACTCGCGAATTCATACCGGCCGACACCTTGGAATAAATCTCGATCTGCTTATTCGTGAAGGCCGTGGAGAAGTCCATAGAGAACGTCATGGAGGCAACAGATGTTGATACTGTACCCGTATTCGTGTCACTGACACGCGATCCCGTATATCCTTCACCCGAAAACGTGGTGCCGTCCCCCATCTCATAATATGCATACGATTGGTTTGCCGAAGCTTGGTAGTTATTGAACTCACCGGACACCACAAATAAATAATTTCCGGGGCCGCCCGATAAAACGACTCCGGGGATTTTTGTCGCGGGTGCCTGAACAGAGCCCGTCACTGTCGGGGCTGTACACGCAGACACCGCCGAAAACGCAGAGTAGGATGTACTCGTTAAAGCCCAATCGCACGACCCGTTCATCGGATATATAAGACTCCCAATGTACGAGGATTGTCTAGTCAGATAGGTAACGAAACGACCCTGATACCCATCATCCCATTGAATTGTCTGCCATCCCGATGCAGCGGTGTCAATTATTCTCAGTTTATACGTTTCACCGGAAACGCAAGAGAAGGTCATGACCGCTTGCCTGTACGTTGCTGATGCCTGTAGCGCGACCGTAGCTATCACAACGCCGCTATTGTTCACTACGTTTGCTGTATGAGTTGTGGAGGTGCCATTGAAATACCACAAGTTTATCTCATCGTTTGCAAGCCCACCTTTGCAGGCGGTGAGTGTCGAATCGACGTACTGGTTTTGTGCAGCAGCGGTAAACGTAAAAGCCTTGGTGCCTGTTCGAACACTGGACGCCGTAGTCCCAAAAGTCCCGCCTGATGCGGTCCATCCGGTCGTTCCGTTCTCCGCACCGAAATTTGGCATCACGTTGTCGCTGCTACCGCCACCCCCGCCAATCTGACCGGTGGATATAAGAGTATCCAGACGATCACCGAGGGTTGTGTCGTATATCTTTGAAGTATTGATTAAGCTGGTTTTTGTGGCCCCGGCTGAGATCAACTCGGCTTCGGATTTTACATCCTGATTTTGAATTTTCCCAAGTCCGAAAGCGGGAGACGTTACCAGTAAAATTGATAAGTAAACTAGAAAAATCCTGAACATCTGAAACCCCCTTAGAGTTGGACAACCCATATAGCGAAAAGTTCTTGCCCTTTGTTTGGGGCGGTCGTCATCGTTATAGTGACACCCGTTCGCGTGTACTCTCGTGAATAGACTTGTGGCACTCCGTCCAGCATCAACACCAATTCAGCATTGGACCGCGGTGTAGAGGACAGTGTAAACGTCTGATTACTGTCATCAACCGTACCCGTAGGAATTCCGGAGGCGAGTTGAATCGAGTTTCCGCTTGATATATCTGTCTCGCGGACGAAGGCGTTATCATACACGGGCCGCGTCTCTTCACGATACAGTCGATAGTTGTAAAATTTTATTGATGTGGAAGCCGCAAAGGAATACGGCGTTTCAACTCCGAGAGTGCTACGCGTATAAAACGAAATGGTCCACGTACCAGAGGGGCCGCCGGAATTCGTAACGCGTGAATAGACTCGACGATTGTTCGCATCCACAAATAAAACGCCACTGACATCTGTCACCGGTGAATAGTTATAGGGGGCATTGGTAACAATACCCTCTTGCGTTGGTCCAGTCGATACCGCAAGCCCGTTAAACATGGTGGAAGCATCATATGTGGTACCAGTAACCACAAGGGTCACGCTATCCGCGTATCCGGCCTTTAGCTGAATCCCAGACAAATTACTGTATGGTATGACGCGAGAATCAACCCCGTCATGCCGGTGACCGGTCAGCACATCGAATAGAGCGGTTAACAGGTCGGCCCGCGTTTTTACGCTATCGGTTGAAGTTCCGACTACACTTGATGTCCATGTCGGTTTTACATTATAGACCGCCCCCGCCGGAGCACCGACGAATGACTCGATAGAGTTTATCTCTCTTTGAGTGTTTACTATCGGGGCACCACTCACAACATCAGAGTTATTTAGCCCGACTTTCCCTATGGTAGCATCATCGCCGTTTTTAGCAAGCCAAGCCGCATTGGAATTGGTTTGGTCAACTAGCTGCCCGTTTACTATGCCCGCCATGCATCACCCCTTGATTATTCGTGATCGTAAAAGGCCCGTGTCCCAATAACCGGGCATACCCATTGATACCTGCTCTTCCAACTCAAAGGCCATCCCCGTATCGCTCTTTGGTGTCTTATCGAGCGTTACGTTATGAAACACGCCGGGCGTTGAAAACTCCGGTGTTATCTCAAAAGGCTTTTGCTGAGTGGCCCAAACAAGCCAATTACTACACGCCGTTTTGTCTCTAAGATGTTTGAGTCTCAGTTCAACGAAATTTTGAGACGCAAAAACAATTGTCTCTTTTATACCAGACGCGGATAAAGTACGAACACCGTCTTGTAGTTGCAACACATCAGGGCCGCGATAGCTATAAGCAATAGTCTCAGGCCGATAAGCCGTGCCGGTCGTTTGAACCCCAGTGTATGTTAGTGCGCCCGTCCTATCTGCATGAGCAAACCCGATGATGGGCGCGATTGACGACCCGTTCCGCGTACCCGTTCCAAACAGTAATGACAAGAAAACGCCTGTTGTCGTCGCGATGGTGACTCTGTTTTCGAGCCCCCCGACATATGTTCTATTCGCTGTCACCGTATACACGTTTGCAGGGTCGGCGGCTTCCATTGCTCTTTTTATCTCTGTGCAAAGAGTCGTTAAGGAATAGAACCCTGCATTTAAAGAAGCCTGAATTTCCGGCCCACCTGATGCATTTTTAAAATCAATAGCCGTATTGAATTCGTTTATCTCGTACCCGTACAATATCAGAGATCGTGCTTTTAAGGCCATTACGCCACCCCTCCACCGAGTGCAGTGATATGGAAGTCTGTCACATCGGAAGCCTGCCGGACTATCTGGGCGAGACGTTGGCCCGTCTCTACAGTATTCAAATAGTCTCCCTGAATCACGATAGTAGCGCTCTTTTTGTCCTGCACTTTTTCGGCTTGTACCATCGGGACGTTGTCGTTTTTCACGTTAGGGATATTCACATCTCCCGACGCTGCCGCGCCTCCACCGGAAGGAGTAGCGCTTGTCTTGCTCCGATGTGATAGTCCTTTCACAAAAGACCCGAGAGCCATAAGTGCTATACCGCCCGCAATGGCCGCTGGGTTTGGCGGGAAAATCCCCATGAGCATCATCATTTCACCATATGACACCGCAATGTCGCCGATCATGCCAAGCATCGCAGCACCAAACTGTCCGGCGGCATCATCCGCGCCAGAACCAAGGCTCTCAAAAAATCCGTTGAACCCGTTCATGAGGCCATTGACCGCTATGGTACCAGCGCTCTGAATTTGTTTCATGCGGTTTTTAAATGCTTCTGTTGTGGAATTCGAAAACCCCGCCCATGTGGTGTATGACCGCATGATAGATTGTCGTTCTTCAAGTTCCTGTTGATTCCGTAGGGCCTGAGTCTGTCTGAACCGTGCGGATTCGATCTCGCGAATGCGCGATTCAAACTCCTGCTTGGATATGATGTGGTTGGTCTGTTCCTGCTTTGCCTGCTCAAGCCTCCATGCTGCCTCTTCTTCGATTTTTGATTGCTCTTTTGCAAAGAACATAGAACGCTGTTGCTCTTGATCGGTGATGTTCGCACGAATGGCCGCAGTCTCCGCGTTCAAAACAGCCATCTGCATTTCGTGATTCGACATAACGCGTATGACTTTCGCGTTACTCAAAACCTCATCGCTCTTTGCTACCTCTTCGTGAACTATCTGACCACGTTTTTCCCAAGCCTGTAGAGACTTTTCGGCTTCCTCAATCCTCTTCTTTAGCTCAACCCTTCTTTCGTCCGCTACCTCTTCAGGGCTCTTACCGGTCATGAGGGCCTTACCGGAAGCAATCAACCCGGTGTCGGGTTTCACCGCTGACAACTCCTCGCGCATCGACAAAATGGATCGCTTGAGTTTTGATGTTTCCGCTTCGATCATGCGGAGTTTGTTTACAGATGATGAGGCGTCTGTAAGCCCGAGAAGATCACCTGCTGCTATCCCCCACTGTGTAAGGGTATCAATAACCGCGTTGGCGGTTGGTAGCATTTTCACTTTCATGCTATTCGCCATGTCCTCCATGAGAGCCTTGAAGGACTTGAACTTTTCACCGGTGCCGTCGAGAGAACCGGCGAACGAAGACACACGACGTTCACCGGCCTCAATTAGATTGGTTAAATTGGCCTGTTTGTCTCCCGTGTCTTTCAGGTTTATCCCAAAATCCTTGAGTGATCTAAACATGCCCGTACTGAGTGAATGAATCATGGTTTCAAAAATTTGTTCTGTCGAACGACCGCGCAAGTCTATTTTTTCAAACGTCTCCGCAAGTTCGAGCATGCGCGGAATTGCATCGGCCCGGACATCGTTTTGAAGGGCATACGCCGACATCCGCATGGCTTCAAGTTGAGATATCGATCCCTTGGTGGCGCTCTGAATCGATGCCATAAGGGCGGAGGATGTGACTCCTACATCCTTAGCCAAAGCATCGTAAGCGACGCTTACGTTTTTTATGTGCGACGCCATCTCCGCATTTTTAACCAATTCCTCGAACTGCTCAAAAGCTTTATGTACAAGTTCGATACCTTGGTTAACAGCGATTAGAGCTATCCCCACATCTGAAAAAGTAATCTTGCTCTTGTTTCCGGATTCCTCTATTGACTTGGCCGCTTTGGATGTGGTGTCCGGTAGCGCGTTGAGTTTTTTGATATATCCGGCATCATCCAGATCAACTACGACTGTCGTTTTTGTGTCTGTGTCCGCCACCTATAACCCCCGCAAAATATTGGCAAGCCCTCTGTTGTCCACCATTTCAGGCTCGTCTTGTTTTGACGGTAACGCGGAACGGACATGATGTCCATACCCCTCGCAGTGTTCTACCCTTGTCTCTTTGTCGTAGTAGGGCATACTCGCGATATCTGCGGCCCTTAAAGACTCTTCGCACACAAGAGCATTCACAGCCCGATAGGCTGCAAAAAACAAAGTGACACGGAGCGACATGATATAGTCGATCGTCCACCCGTAAAACCGGGCGAGTTTGAAAACTACAATGCCGAAGTCGAAGACGCCAGGGGCGTTTCCTGCCCCGCCGGTTGAATCGCCGGGGCTTGCGAAGGGACCGCAGACTCATCCCCCGTCAGCTTCTTTCCTACTGCTTTTAAGAGGGCTGAAACCACATCGAAGGGCATCGTCTTCACTTCATTGGACAATGTGGGTACGCACGCCCTTACGTAGTCAATACACCACTCCATGAAACTCTCTCCGGTAACATCTTTCGAAAGGGCACGACGTTGTAAGTCAATAAAAATCTCGATAGGAATATCCACGACTGCATGATCTCGGCCCTTATACCTCACGACTTTTTTAGTAACCACCAATGCATCAAGATCAATAATCTCCATTTTTATTACCTCCGTACCTCAGAGCATACAAGAACGCCCGCCACATAGCAAGTACGTGGCGGGCGTCCGGGAGGCATCCAACCAGTGAGACGAATTAAGCGTAATTCGCGGCCACCGTAGGAATCGTAAAGGCATCACCTTCAGCAAAATCGATCAGTCCATCATTGATGGTGAACTGCAATTCAGAAGCGCCGGGGTTGGTGGGATTCGAATAGAACACAGAACCCACGCGGGCGTTTCCACGGGCACCGGATACGGACCCAATAACCTCGAAAATGCCGCCGTTCGTAACGGCCTTTATGCATGTAGCTGTCCACGTTTCCGTTTTCGTGGTGTTGTTATTGACTCCAATACCCGTAAGCGTTCCATTGCCAGTACCCAAGAACGTAGCCGGGCCACCGGTGGCAGCAACAACGCCCGTCGCGGGATCGCCGTATATGCCGAACATATAGCTTTCGGGTTTTGTGGTGTCGGGATAAATATTGATTTTGACTTCGAGAGTAATCTGGTTTTTCGCGTCGTAAGTGAGTTTTCCTTCACCTACTGCTACGGCTAGCCAAAAAGTCCAATCGTCCGACAAGTCCGCATCAATCTTGTTCAGCGGGTGAACATTCAAGAGACCCGCGAGATCGAGATCATTATCGCCGACTTTATTTCCAAAAATAACGGCCTTGGTTGGTCCCGTTCCAACAATCTGCGAATAGGGCCATGCGGCTTTGATACTGTCAACGGTAAGCTGCGCGAGTTTCACAACAGCCGTTAACTCAACGCCCACGTTCACGCGATTGACCGCGATATCCCCAAACGCATCGGCCTTGATCTCTGCTTTTTTGTCCTTGATCTCAATGTCCGCGCCGTTAACGCAATACCCAAGATCAACCCCCTTGTACTTGAACCGGGCGGGTGACAGTTTAATTTTCTTTAAGTCCCCTGTAATGGTCGCTTTCATTCCTATCCCCTTTCAATTTAGATTGAGTGGCTCAAATCGATCCACTCGCAATTTTAAAACAACTTCCTTATCAAACATCCCTTTAGCCCCAGTGCTAGGCATTGTCGGGGAATATTCGATCTCGTCAACTCTTATTATAGCCCGAAAATCCGTGTCGTCCAGCTCCGTCAAGTGAAGTACATTCATGAGCGCCCGGGCGTACCGGAACGCTTGAAGCTGTAAATACTTCTCTTTTTCGGCCTCACACACGAGAACCACCATATAAGAATCGATTCCATGAAACGTGTTCCCGCCTTCGGGGTCCGTCGTCTCTTTCGTGGGCACTACGAAAATAGCAGGCCGCATCTTTGGTGTGTAATTCTCGGTTATGTAATAGTGAGTAACGTGGGGTGTATTCGTCTCGTTGGACGACGTTGCTGTGGTGGCGTCGAGGTACGTATCGAGATTATCCTGCAACAAATCAGTGATGAGTGAAACGAGAGTTTCAGCGCCTTTCATTTATCGTACCTCCGCATTTTGGATTTTATTAGCGCCGTCATGAATTCCCCAACCGCTACCTGCCATTGTTTTTTGATCGCGGGTGTCATCCGGATAAATGGACGATACGGCATCTTCGTTCTCGCCCCACTCGGGTCATTGTGATATTTCGCATAGGGAATTTCAGAGTCAGACACGCCAAACGTGCCCGTTTTTCCGACGATTGCCTTTACGTGCCCCGCGCCTGTTCGAACGGTAGCCGCTTGCATGAGCGCGCCAGATGCCACCATTATTTCACGTCCGGGGTAGTGTTTATTTTTCCAAGTCTTGTACCGATCCGATAGTTTTTCCCACTTACGGCCCATCATGAATGAGCCTTGCGACACGAATTGCCTTTGCTCATTCACCATGAAAACATCATGCAGTTTATCCAAAATGGTGGCGTAGGGTATCTGCGGCAACAACGTTGCGTTTACGCGATCCTTTAATTGCTTCGCCGATATGATCATTCCGTCACCGTCTTGGCATGTAGGAGAACGCGGTCAACCCACCTTTTGAAAGAGTAGGCTTATCGCGTTTTCCAAGTCGCTTGTAGTATTCCGCTCGGCGCTCTGCGCCCATTTTCCCGTGATACTTTGCGAGATCGAGGAAGTGCTTCGGCTTGTCGTCTTCTTGTTTTCTTTCGTCCATGTGGAATTGAGCAGAACGCGACTCGGTAAACCGGACACTCAGGTTATTGTACGCCTGCTCGGCAACAAAATGTTTCAATGCAATCTGTAAGCCAATCGGGACTAAAGTCTCATCGTCCCCCTCGATAATCATCTGCGATGCGTGCCGGATGTAGGTCAACAACTCCGCATCGGTCCAAAACTGATAATAACTTGTGATCGTGGGGTCGGTGTTTTTGAGGGGGGCGGTCGTGATAGTCACGGTGCCTGTAAGAGCATCCGTTACTGTGAAAGGTACAGATGCCCCGTCCACAAAAACAGACGGCGCCGGTGACGTTACAAGACGTATATTGAAAGCTTTAAAAATCTTATTCGTGCCATCAACACGTCCGAGTAGTCTTTGCTGCCACACGTTTTTATCTGTCGGGTCATCCCCGAGGAACGAACGACAGTCAGCCAGCGCCGTAGTCCACATGTTATAGTACCTCCGAGTTTTGAACGTCCTTCACCATATCGCTAAGCGTCCTACGCGGCCCGTTGTACGTATACACAACGCCGTTCTCCTCGCACAACCTTCGGCGCTCTTCGATCTCCACAATATTTTCGTGTTCGTGAAAATCCACCGCAACATTCGATTTCAAATGATACCGATCGACATACAACTTCCGGCCTTTTGAGTTAACAAACCATGGCCACGTATGGCTGATGACGTAGGGTAGCCCGAATTTCTCCGCAACTATGTCGTGCTTTGGTGCCTCGGGGCGCTCTTCATAGGCCATCTCTTCGTCTTTATCGAGGGCACCGGGTTTACTAAATCCAGATCGTTTCAATACTGCACTACTCATATCTGCTTACCTACTAGAGCGATTGCGGCTTTCAATGTCCCCGATGTAATGGTTACGGAGAGACGCATGTTTGCACCGACGCTTCCAAGTTCGACGGATTGATCGCCGGTCGTGGTGATCGAAATCGCCGATCCGACATTCACCCATGCGGTTTCTTTCGCCGGATTTTGTTTTTGCGCCTGAATAGCAACGGTGCCGGATGCCGCAAGTGTCGATATGAATAGATCAACAGTTTTGAAATCCCTGACGGCAATTGGTCCGATGGTGAAACTACTTGAATGCGTTGTTGACCCCTTGTCTAAAATCCAGTCCTTGTTAATAACTCTCATGGATACCCCCTATTGAAAATCAATGTCCGCCTGCACAGTCACAGACGTTTCGTACTCTAATTGAATCCGAGCATATAAACCCACAACCCGAGACTGAAAGACGTGCGATCCGTCTTTCCTCATCGATGCTATATGTGTCTGAGTGTAGGTTACATTTCCATTTTTGTCATACCGAGCGTCGAACACACGTAAGAGCACTCCCGCAACACCACCGACACAACCCGACACGTTGAAAGTGAAAAAAGCGTCGCTAAAATCAGAACACGCGATATCTTTTGACACCCACTCGATCCCCGGGCTTTTCAATCCTGAGGACAAATGAAGAGGTAATCTCTGTAGGGTGTTAGCCATAGCGGTCATGTTCTTATTACTCCCGTGTGTCCAGCATACAAAAAATAAGGGGGCCTAGCAAGCGCCCCCTTATCAATATTACCAGAACAAACCAGATTACACCGACCCGTCGTTACCGAGCCAAGCAAAACGCTGGTCAACCCAATCGCACTCAAAACGGGCGCGGGTCTTGTAGCGGAATTCTTCAACCGCAAAGGCGTCGCCGCTCTGAGGATTTTCCTGTACCATTTCGACAGGATCGCGGGTCTGGAAAATCGGACCTTTGCCCGCTTCCATAAGAACCCATGCCTTGTCAGGCATCCAAGGAGAAACGATCGGAACGAACTTACCCCGGAAGGGATTCGATCCGTGGATACCTTCGAACTTACCAGCGGTGCCGATAGGCGTAGCCGGAAAGTATTCGCTGTTTGCCATGATATCCGCATCCATTTCGTCATCGGGCGAAATCAAGATGGTGTCCGGCATGACAACGATCTTGTTTCCGAGCAAGTCCTTCTGTTTACGGAGACTCGCGAAAGCGGTCTGGACTGTCTGCTTTCCGAAACGCCCGTAAGAGCTAGGACGGTTTGCACCACCACCGGGGAGAGACGTGCTCCACACGCCTGAACCATAGGCGGGCGAGATCGGCACGGGATCGCCGCTGATGTCGGTTGCGACGTTGATCAAACGGGCATAGGCATAAGCGTCCATATAGACACCCATGTTTTCACCCATATCGGCTGCTTTACGGGCGATTTGACCGCTCTGATCATCATCGACTAAAGTTCTAGCAAATCCGACTATTGAACCAAAGACGTAGTTCTGGATTTGTACGTCCAAGCCCTTGATATCAATGCTCTTAAAGGGCTCGCTATCGGACTTACGTTTCGGCATCCCAGCGCGATGGAGTGGCGCATAGAATTCACCGAACTTATCCGAGTTGGTCATCATAACCCAATTCCGGAAAGTGACCGGCACGGCCTTGTAACGATCATTGGCGATCGTCTGAACGCCTACACGCATCAGAGCGCCGAAAGTACCGGCGGTGTTGCGTTCCTTGATCTCACGGGATAAGGCCACGGAGGACTCACGGAGTTTCCGGAAACTGATACGACGGGCCTTGAAATCGAGAATCAGTTTTCCCGTTTTTTGGTTCTTTTCGTCGATATCAATTCCGTACTCCGACATGATGGACTCGCGGATACGATTGTGTGCGTCTTCGTTCTGCGCATCAATCTCCGCTTTGTTTGCTTCTAAAACTTGTTTCAATGACATGTTTCATTCCCCTTTCATTAGAAATTGAGCGAAGGTGTGCGCGTATACACAACAACGGGCACTTTCACACCGGCAGCCCCGGCGACGCTTGCGACATTGGAAGGCAGGCGGATATAACCAACCGGGTGGGTCATAAGGCCAGCCGTATTGGTAATCGTCTGGGAATCCGCGCCAACGTATACTTCCTGAAAATTGACATAGGTTTCACCGGTGGTGGTGTTCAACTTGAACGCATCACCAAAAGCGGCTTCCATGTCGTAGTGGACGGGAGTCACGCCGTTGCCAAGATTCGAGGCAAACGGGATCGTCTTTGTCGCACAGCCGAGAAGCGTTGCGGCGTCGGCATCGCTGGTCACGGGCTTTGTGAGGTTATTCACAACGTCGTAAAACACAAGTGAACCCTGCTGGATCGGAAAATTGACTGGGTCAACCGCGAGGTCATAATGAGCACCACCCCGCAATTTCTGGGACAGATTGTCTTTTGCTTCCATGTTACTTTTCCCCTTTCCTATTAGCCGGAAACACCGGCAAAGTGTTGCATACCCTTAAGGCTTCCGCGTCCAGACTCGGACACGTTACCCGTTTTTGAACCACCATAGAACTGACCAAACGAAAGGGGCGCATCCTTCGTGATCGTCTTTTTGAACGTCTCACACACGGTCTTAACCTGCTTTACCGTCGTACACATTCCTAGGATTTCTTTCATTTCATCGGAGTGTGAAGATAGACCGGATTCGCGGACGATCTTCTCGCGTTCACTTTCGAACACGATGCGTTTTTTGTCCGCTTTCAAAGCGGCATTTTCGGTTCTCAACTTCAACACGTAGTTGCGAACTGATTCGCCGACTTTGCCCTTTTTCATTTCGCGATCGACTGATTCTTCAGACTCCTCGGATTCTTCAGACTCTTCGGATTCGTCTGATTCTTCAGACTCCTCGGATTCTTCAGACTCTTCGGATTCGTCTGATTCCTCAGACTCCTCGGCTTCGTCCGCTTCCGAAGACTTTGCTTTACGTTCTTTCGGAGCTGGCTTTTTGTCCGCTGGTACTTCGTCGCCGTCTGGCTCTTCCTGACCGTCGCCCTTGTGGGTAATGGTCAACTGGCCTTCCTCCATTGCCTTGTCCATTTCGTCCATGAGTTTTAACGCCTCCTCGGTTTTACCCGATTTCAGCGACTCATAGGCTTTTTTAAAAGCTTCCTTCATGATCTCCCCTTTCTTGGATATTGATGCGCCTCTTATGGATTCCATAAGCGCGCGAAACCCTCCGCCCGCTCCGGGAACCGTAACAACGTCCGCCGAAGTCGGGAAAAGATCGGTTATATAGTTTATTGTTTCGCCGTCAGATCGAGCGACTTCTAACTTATTCAGGATGTCCGGGGCTTTCACTTCTTTTGCAACATCATTGATGGTGCGTTCTTTACCGTCACCACGGCCACGAACAGATATGCCAATGATGTCTTTTTCTGGATACAGCGTCTTGAACTTTATAGCATTCTTTATTAAGTCCCAGTCCTTCTCATATGTAGCGCCTTCAAACACGTTGAGGATGCCGCGCATCTCCATAACGCCAGTCTTTTTATTCTCCTCACTTCGAACATTCGACCAGTACCCGATGATGTCGGCGACACTACGCTCGGGTCTATCAACTTCCTCTGTCTCGGTGGCATGATCACGAAATACGCGTTCCCCTTCAAACCGGGGGGCGGATCGCGAAATGCACTCAGCCGAATAATAGTTGCGATTTTTTAGATTTCCAAGGCCCTCGGATAGCATGGCGCAATCGGCGCTCCGCTTAGCGTCATCTGTGATCGCCGCTTCCCGTAGCGGTATGTGAAAAATGTTAGGCATTTAAACCCCCGTTATCTCTTTATTCTAACCCGAAAAATGATATCCGCAAGCCCTCCGCCTTGTGGAATCACTTGAGGATTAGCATCAATACTGTCTGGATTGATTCCCTCATTGACACAATAGCGCTCAAACTCCGTGACCGTCTTGAATCGATGCCCGCCGCACTCGATCATCCGACGTTGATGCTGAACTTCGCGGCTCTTCGCATTATCCATATACGAAAATCGGTCCTTTATGCGGACCATCTTGGCTTTCATGCGCGCAAAATACTTTTCCCGTGCGCTCTGTCTATCCACTTCTGCAATCTCTATATTCATTCTTCACCCCCGGTTTTCTGTCTTGATCGCTTTTTTGTCAGCGCCATCAAGCTGTTTTTTGTTATCGGTTGATGGTGCGGTCAGCGGATTGAATGTCCCAGCAAGGGACTGCTCCTTGTCCTTTTCATCCGCATCCCGCTCCGCTTTCACATCGTCATAGTTGTAATTGTTGACCTTCATTTCCTTCGCCGTCATCTCAGCGGCCATGCGTTTCGAGAAGTAGCCCGCCTGTTCTGACTTGATGGTGTCATCAATCTTTGCGCTTCGTTCGTCGATCTGGATTTCAGGCATGATCACACGGTGATCGGAAGTGATACCGGCAAAATCCTTCCACTCCTGAACGATAAAATCGGCAAGTTCTGAAAGAATGTTTTGACGTTCTTCGAAAAACTTTCCAACGGGTTCAGCCGCCACAACAGCCGACGCGCGTGTATGACCGCCTGACTCTGTTGATATACCAAAATATTGCACGGGGACATTCAGACCAATAGCACACATCGAAAGAAGTTGATGCCACGTGGTGTCTGACCCCGTGTTGATTCCAGACGTTTGGAGCGGCTGAATCTCAATAGCCTTGTTATGGCATAGAGCACTGCCCGCTTGCGGCTCGGGTCCACTCATAATCTCTTGTGCATCTGCAACGTCACGATCATCACCATCAACCACCACATCCCAGATAAAAGCGGCTTCGTTTTTTACCTTCACAACGCGGTAGGACATGTAGTCATTGATTCGTTTCAAGTACCCGAGAATGGCGAGAAGATCGGAGCGCCCGCGTTTTTCGTTTGATACGACGTTGACACGTATGTGCTTTACGTCTTGCGCTGGTACTTGTTCAAGGACGAATTCGCTCATGGGAATGCCGTCCTTGGTGAACATCTGATATTGAGTGGGGTACTGCAAATGGTAATAATAAATTTTCTCAATATCAACCGGATCGGTGACGACTTCCCAGCATGTAGACGGATCTATACAGCGGCGAATCGGACCAATGGTGGTCATTTGTTTTCGCAGCATGATCTCGCCGTATATGGACAACTCGCGCGCCATAGTACGAATGCGCTCATGAAACTTAGAAATTTTTTCGAACTTGTCCCAAAGGTCTTGGGCTTCATTGTCGCCATCAAAAACAATTTTGATCTTGCCGCCCAAAACGAAATTAACAATGGTGCTAACAGCGAATTTCGCAATAGGGTTGTGGTTTACTTCCCACCAAGCGCGGGCGTGCATTTCGAGATAGTTGTAGATGTACTGATTCTTTGAGAACGGGCCGCCCATCAATTGGATGTAGTCTTGGCCAACTAGTAGCCCGTTCGATACACCAATACCGGGGCCGCTTCCCGTTTCGAACTCATTCGCTTCTCGTATTTTAAATTCCTGTTCGGCTTCTTTGACACTCGCGAGAAGCTCCTTCGTGCTCTGAATGCGTATGCGCTGGTATTCCACTTTGCCGTTTTCCGACTCGCGAACACGTAGCACAATACCTTTCACGTTCACCGATCCGGGGTTGCTTTGTGTCTCGCGCAAAAACTTCGTCACGGGATCGATCTGGTCTTTCGTGTTTTCGATAACGAATGGAATACGGTCCGGGTCATACGCATCCGCGTGCGCGATCCCGAAGCCTTTACGTTTTCGCACTGGTTTTTCAGCTTCACGCGTAGCGACTACAGGCATGGGTTTCCGAACAACCGCTTTCCGTTTTACAGTCCTTGTTTTTTTAGCCATTCCTCAAATCCCTCCGCTTCTAATTGTACGCCTGATTTTTCAGCCGCATCGTCCCACATCTCATCAAGTTGCTTACTCGCGGGCGCAAGGTCGCAACGGCAATTGAAATGCAAGGGAGGCGGCGTATCGTCTCCAAACTTCTTTTCTATCTCTGACAATGTGAGGCCGTCACGAGGACGGCAACAGCATTCGCATGTGTCACCATCGGTGAGCGTAATCCATGTATAGTCATCGATGTCGTATCCAACGCGCTCGGCAGCATCAATCTTGCCCGTCCGCACGGCGTGAACGAGTTCAGTTTTTAGATCGCGCTCAAACTCCCAGCCGCGTGACCCGCTACGCGTCCACACCTTCGGTTGTCTATTCGTCCATTTATTGACGGCGCGAAGTTCAGATGATAGGGCCGCGATGTCATTATCATCCAGTATGCCAATATCCTCTGAGTCAACATCCCCATCGGCCTCAGCTTCACGCACTTTTTCTTTCCCAAGTAATCCGAAAACCGAATCAATCTTTGCAAGCACAACCTGCAATTCCGTGTTGTATATCAGGCCCTGCTCTAAGAGCGTATTGATCTCTCGCGATATCCGAGCGGCTGTGAGGATTATACGATCCGCGTAGTGAGCTACTTTGTGCTTCGATTCGATAGGATCGTTCAGTCCGGGCGCTTTTTTGTCGCCTGAAAGTCCGAGCGTTGACAGCGCATAGAATTCACCAAGCGCGCCCATTGCGTAGCAACGCTGCTTCATTCGTGTGGTGATGAGAATCAGATCGTGCGCCATATCGCGCAACTCTTTGTTCACTGCGGCCATGGTGGTTTGTGCGTGCTGATTGGCATATGCGTAAGTGACGCCGCTGGTCTTTTTCATGTGGTGATGCACTACATCGCCGCGTATTATCTTGTTCGCTTTAGATATCCTATCAAAATACTGGGCGCGATAGTACAGATAGAATTTTTCGGCCAACGCATTGACCTCATCGCGAACAGCACCATAAAAGGTTGACCCTTTACGGTGATTCATGAACACCCGCAATTGTCTTCGCAAAAGGTTACGTCACATGAGGCGCTAAGGATGCGATTCGCTGCGGTGTTGTTCGTGAGCCGAAGATACACAGTACATGGCCCCTCAACATCGCTACCACGCTGGTACCTCGCCGATCCGTATGATATCCATAGCGTGCCCTGTTCAAGCGTTCCTACTTCCACAAAAGCGTCACGGTCAAAACAAGCATCGAGTTCAACACGCCCGATAGATGCCTTTTTGCCGTCCTCAATTACAACATGCGACTCGGCAACCGTTCCCGGCGCCACATCCTCACATAGTACCTGTATCATTTTTTAAACCCTTTCACGAAAGCAGTGAAATAGTTAATTCCTGTTAGGTTGTCGCGAACGCAAAGTTCTATATAGTCGTTCAGACTCTTCACAAGCTTTACGGGTTGTGGATACACAATCCAAAAGTCCATGTTGTTCGGACTATCGGAAGTATCCAGATAGAACCGATCCGCAAAACTCATCATTTCTTCGTTCTGTTTGAACGTATAAATGCTAGTTGTGACATTGTTCGCTTTGATCGAATAGGTGATTCCGTTCGTTAGAACCGGGTCGGCATAGAACTTACCGAATCCGATATTCACATCGTTCCCCACTATAACCATCTCCGTTACATAGTGGTCTTGAGTGGAACTTGTATTTGTGTACCGAAAACAAACAGGCGTCGCAAGGGTGCCCGTTATGTTCATAGACCTACTCGCACCATTCAGCAAAAAAGAATACAACCCGTCCGTTGCATTCACCGGTAGGTTGACAACGTTGACGGCAAGGGCGTTCGTGCCGTCGATATTGGAAACCGTGGCCACTGTAGCCGTAGATCCGTCCTGAATTTTGACGTTGATAGAACTATCAGAGTTGATGCCGAGCGTCCGGGTGTAGAACGTCGAATCTCGTATCGTCGTCACGTTTGAATAGTCTTGGGATAAGAGGATCGCCGGGCATAACAAGAGGACCACAACAACTAAAAGTTTCGTCATCATGGTCCTCATGCTATCCCCTCCATAGGTTGCTGTCAACCTAGAGCGTGACAGCCCGCAAGGACGCATTGAGTTTTGCGAGCGTTGGGCCGGATGGCTGGCCAAGGTTTACGCCGAGCACTTTAATTTTCATGGTGGCCGATCCTGTTACCTTCACGCCGCCAAGTTCGATTGGGTGTATAACCGAGCCGCCGCCTTGAGGCACGACTAGCTTGCATATTTCTGTGACCGTGGTGCCGTCGTCCGACACAACTTTGAATTCGGAATACTGACGGCATGAAACCGTTATGTTGCGAAGGGACTTCACGACGCCTGCCGAAACCGAAATGGTGGCCGGTGTAATCTCGGTGATCGGATCGGAGTTAACATCAACGCTAGTCGATCCCGCGACTGCTCCGCTTTTGAATTCTTCAACACCCCCGGCCTCAACCGGCACGGTAATAACACGACCCGAGCTATCTGTTGCGATGCGTCGATAGTTTGCCCCGTCGTATCCAGCCATCGGCATAATGCCATCGCCCGACGTGCCCGCCTGACCATCGAGTGGTACGGTGATCGTGTTGCCAGCGGCATCACTCAACCGAGCAACAGCACGGCCTTTATTATCGACATTTAGGGCTGTAGCCTCCCCATCCGCGAGCGTTCCGGGGGTTGCCTCATACATCCCAACGCCAAGAGCATCAATCTTCTGTAGTCCCATGTTTCACATCCTCCATGTTATGGTTTATATCCATCTCCAATATGACAGGTAACGCCTTCGATGGCAATACCCGCTTATCGGGCACCGTTGCCCACGAAAGCCATGAATCACGTATAGCCTCGTAGACTGCCCGAACAGGGACGCCTAGCTTGTGTGATGCTTCAAGTGCTGTGTGTCCTGTTGCCCATAACCTAAGGAGTGCTTTCATGTGGATGACATGTTTTCGCCCGATGATCTGTCGATGCCTCGACTCCTCAAGACAATAGAGCGAACACGTGAACTGTCGCGAGTGGGGCATAACGCGGAAAGTATTTCTACATCCACGGCCCACACATCGACGACGTTCTAGTTTTATTCCATCCATATTCATATTGTGTCACCGGCGCGCGAAACGCGCAACGGGCCGTGCGTTTTTCTTGAGTTGTCGGCGAATAAGATATTGACTCGTGGCGTCAACACGGTCATCGTTCTTGCCGTTTGGAAACGAAACATGTTCCTCGATGTACTTGCTGACCCACGGAGCAATCGACGGATCGGGCAGGAAAACACTTCCCGACTCAAAACGCGGCGTGATCGCATCGGCGCGAGCAAGTTTTGACCCTTCCGGCTCAACGGCTATCACGTTCGAAAACTCTTGTTTAAGCGTCTCAATGATCGCGGGGCCATTCGCCTTGTCCTCTATCAATATTCCGCGTGCTCCGGGGAATCGATACACCACATCACGAATAGCCTGCACGGTTGCTAAGAACCCCATGCGCTCATTGACCTCATGGATAAGATAGTCGTTTGGCCCAAGCGGTCCCCACACCTGAATTGCAACATAGTCAGATGTTTCCTTATCCTTGAATGTGGCATCAACCGATATCCAGTAGCACTCAACGTTCGGAAGTACCTTATAGCGGTTCATAAACCACTCACGTAAGAACATGTCGCCCTGTTCGCTTGTCGGTCTACATCCGTACAGAGCCGACCAACCACGAACGCCGATAGTGCGTCTGATGCTGAGAAGTTCTAGCTCATCATATCGTTCTGGGCAAAGTGCCTCACCAAACGCGCGGCCTAAAAGATCGCCCTCTTCAGCAAGCGCGGGTAGCTCGATCACTTCCCATGAGTCTTTATCTTCATTGTCGTCTGACAACAAAAAGCCAATCAAGTCGCCTTCGTGCCATCGTGTTGCCATGACAATGATGGTTGCGCCCGGCTCGGCACGTGTTGAGAACGTATCGCGCCACCAATCAATTGTACGCCTACGCATAGTAGGTGAATCAGCATCGGCGCGATCCTTCACGTAGTCGTCGATGATGAGAAGATCGCCGCCCTTACCGGTTGCGGGGCCATCAACGCCGACGGTCATCATAGCCCCGCCGTCTGTTGTCTCCCACCACTCGGACGATCTCACATCACGTCGAACGCTTATCGGCAACTTGTCCGCATTCGCTTCCACGATGTCGCGCGCTTGCCTCCCCCACGATGCAGCGAAATCAGCGCCGTATGAACCTAGCAACACGCGCTTGGTGGGAAACATAGACAAGAACCAAACAGGCAACCCGCGACTTACAAGATGACTCTTGCCGTGGCGAGGTGGGCACGTAATGATGATGCGTTTCCCACCCTCAAAAATCCGTCGGGCGAGTAGGCGGCTGATGTATTCAATGTGTCTATAACGTACAAAATTCTTGTCGAGCCGCGACATCATAGCCGCTGGGTGGATGCGCCACGCCTCGGCGGCTACAATTTCAGAGGTCGCTGAGGTCTTCGGCATCGGATGTCTGTCCAATAGCACTTTCGATTGTTAGCAGCGCCTCGAAAGCTTTCGGATCGCGCGCAATAGCTGCGAGGTCAATCATCTTGATTGGCGCTTTCGGATCGCCAGCATGAACGATCTTTGATTCGTTTGGATACCGGGCAGGGTCGCGGTGGTTCAAAAAGAACTTAATGGCAAAGACGTCGCCGAGTAGGGCGCGCTGGTACAGAGCATTTTCAACTTCAATGACTTGCCCCTTAATGATCGCCTCGTACCGCGCTCGGTTGGCGGGGTTTTGATGCAACCAACGCGCAAACGTGCGTGGGCGTGTCCCGACCTCTTTGCACGCTTTATGCAAAAACTCCCCACGCTCTACTCTATCCAGAACTGCCAATATTCGATCAATTGCTTCCGGGTCAACAACCGGTGTGTCGATAGATTCCTTCATACCCAAAGGCTATCACAGATCATCGAGGTTGTGAAATGCCTCATATGCTTGAACCAATTTCATGAATTGATCGAAAGGCAATACAACCATCGGACGTTGGTTATCTCCCGCCGTAACAACCACCGGTATGTCACCGCGGGCCTCATCGCAATGCACTTGCTCAATAGTCGTGACGGGTGCATAGGCTTTTAGCTTTTTGCACTGAATCCAAAACGGCCCCGTGTCCTGTAGGTCGCGCCCCTCTTTCGCGTCCACCGTGTGGAATTCCAAGTGACGGCGCGCTTTTGGGTATATTGATTTTAGTTTGCCCGCAACCCAGCGCTCAAAATCGTGCCCTTTTTTGCGTGCCCGGCGACCCTTTAACCTATACACAGATTCTGTTTCAGCATTTTCGAAGTCATTCATGGTTCTTTTTCTCCTTAATTTTATAAACGTAATACGATAGAGGCACCTCCTAAAATGGTCAACTACTCGGAGGCGATTTTTTGACTCCTGACCCATTTTATGACCCATCGATAGGTCAGGGTTAAAACTATGATCTCAAAAAGGAATTCGGACTTTTTAGTGGCTGACCCATGTGATCGCCAAAAGTTTCCGTAACTATTGGCGGAGGGTCTGTAAGGGGGGGGGGTTTACAGATTTTTATCAAAATGCACCCCTACCACTCTTGTTTACCAAAAGATGGGTCAGATGGGTCAGATGGGTCAGAGTATAAGGAATCATTATATTTTTTGCCTGACCCATCCCTGACCCATCTGACCCATCTTTTATTACACACTTTTTACCCAACGCTTTCCGAATTCCGTGTGGCACTTCTTAAAACCACACGCGCGAAGTGCCCTACCAAGTCTGAGTTGCGCTTTGTGGTCCATGCCGTCGGCAGTCCCGTGTAGCGGCCCATTAACGTCGCAGAGGTCTTTTGTTTTTATGTACCCCTTATAGAAATCGGGGTTTTCAGCAATATGGGAAGTTATAGCCTCAATCCACGGATCCTCGGCGGTACGCAAGGATTGTTCCTCTGTAACGAGTCTGAGGATTTCAGGGTCATCTATGAAAGGCTTCTCCCCCTCCACCTCATAGCGAAACACCGCTTCAGCGATTAGCTGGTCTCTATCGCGCGAGAGCGCATCACGATCGCAGTGCGACACCGTTACCGGCCAGAACCGTCTATTGCCCGTTTGGTCCTGAAGGTAGTCGTCTGGATTGGCTGTTCCAATGAACACAGTTCGCCTAGGTAGCTCTATAGTCTCCCGGCCATATGGCAACCGCACATTGTCCACTTGACGCGTTATAAACGCTTTTAGAGCGTTGATCTCCGTTTTACGCATGCCGGTCAGTTCACCAATCTCGTAAACCCACCGGCCCTGAATTCCGAGCACGGTATCCTTGTCACCGATGTTGAGATCGGCATCGCTGAACCAATCGCCGCCTAGTATTGAAACGGCGGTTGATTTTCCGCAACCCTGTTGTCCTTCAATAATGGTGACTGTATCGACTTTGCATCCGGGTGAAAGCCCGCGAGCGGCCATTGCGATGATCGTCTTTGACCCAATAACTTGGAGTAGCTTGTCAGGCCCCTTGGCTCCTAGATAATCACGTAGCCAAGTGTTTAGACGCTCTTTGCCATCCCATCTGAGGCTGACAAGATAATCACGAAGCGGGTCTATGGCGTTCGCATTCGCAATGCTGCATACGGCATCATATATCTTGGCCTTGTCGGGCTCAAACCGCCACGTGTTAGCTAACCACATCATGATGATCACAGCATCCGAGTCGCCAAACTTGTCACCGAGTTTTGCGCCCCATGGAGCGTTACACCCATAGGTGATGCGATTCATGAATATGTTTTTAACGAAGAGATTTTTCCCAACCGCGTTTGAAAGAACAAGGACAATATTGCGTACCGAACACTTGGGACGTGCGCCCGGGCCGGGACCACTTCGCTCGATGTCCTCACGCCACGATCGGAGGGTCTCTAAATCCTTCTCTTGCTCATTACGAAGCGCGGGGGTAAGAGCATCTAGGTCTTGTCCTAACACTGAGTCAAATTGCATCTCGGGGTCTGATGATTCGCGGGCCTTCGGCATGGTGTACTTTAAAAGCCAATCGATGACACTCTTTCGATTCGTGCGACCATGATCATACCCCACCATCCCAAGTGCATAGAAATCATCAGACAGCACGGATAAAATTTCATTCGTCTTATAGCCCGCGTGGTACATTTTGCACGCGACGGAAAGAAGCGCCGCCGATCTATCAACTACACCCTCACCCGTCATGATCATCGTTTGCGTTGCAGTGTCTAGTTTGTCGAGGGACACCGTTTCCGGAATATCCGATCCCGGGTCTATTGTCGTCTTAACAGATGGCGCCTGTTCCAAGTCTTCAACTTTTTCAAACAGCGGGAAGTCTTCTGTAACGTGAGGTAGGAAACCCGCCCACTGATAGGGCTCATTACTATCGGGGTGTATAGATGGTGGTAGCACGATCTGACGACCCGCCGACATCGCAACAATCTCCCACGCCGAACGCCAGCGATAACCGGCATCAATCTCCACCGCAGTCAGATACTTTCGATCATTCCCGGATGGTGGAGTACTCGGCATCATCACGCGCACTTTATCTGATGAGCACGCGAGCATGCGCCCCTTAAATTCTCTCCGGGTTCTGATGTAGATATGTCCCGAGCCGTTTCCCCGACCTGATAAAACGGCGGCACGTTCGGGCGATGACATTGAACCGCCCCCCGGGATGATTTTATCAAGAGCCTCGTGCATTTCGTTGAGGTGTTTTTCGTCCTCACTCTTTACATCGCAGTCGAGAGCCGCGAGGAATGTTCCGTCTGGAAATTCAGACATGGCCCCAAGACGCACCCCGAGATTGTATCCCGGTTTATATGCAGCCACTAGCGTTTCGAGTTTTTGTTTTGAGCCCGTTGACCAACGCGCAGCAAGCGGCGCTTTGCTTTTAGGTTTCAACCAATGTAGGGAAAACCCAAGCTTATAGTACCATTCAAGGTGATTAAGCATGATGTCCTCCGTCTTATTTTTTACGAATGGTTTTCGGTCTTGTGCTCTCCCAAATTTTACTAAAGGTCAGTTCCCCGCAAGACTGTTTGATGATCCTATCTATCATTGGTGCGGATGGTGTTGCGTTGTGTTTGAGCCAGTGCCTCACGCGCGCGGGGTCGATGCAAAGTGAAGACGCGAATTTTATCACCCCACCTTTTTTCATAACGTACTTGTATAGCTCCGTTGACGTGTCGAACATATGGAAACCTCCTAGGAAAAAGATTTTAAAATTCTATGTTGACAACAGCACCTAGTCAACGTAAATTCTTTTTCGCGCAACGCACAACCCAAACAAAACCTATTGGAGCAAAACGATCATGCGCCTCACCTTCAACCAAAATCGAAAGAGATTCGAGACTGAAACACGACACGCGAAATTACTGGTTGACGACGTGAACAAAGTATATTACGCCGACACTATGCGCATCGCCTTGCCGTTCTATGACTGTATGGACGAAGAGGCGAAGAGAATACTTGACCGCCGACGAGTCATCACTTACAGCGAAAAGACGCGAGGCGATGCGCACCAACAAACTGCACGGCCTGCTGATTCCGCGAATGAAGCTGTCCCCTCCATCTACGCACTTTTGCGGCCCTACCAGAATCAGGCCGTGCAGTTTATCCTTGAACGAAACCACTCCTATCTATTTATCCCGCCGGGTCTTGGTAAAACACCAATCGCTGCACGTGCGGCCATCGAGGCCGGAGCGTATCTCATTTATATATGCCCGCCGTCTGTGCGAATCAACACCGAGCGCGAACTTTTGAAGTGGGGACTAGCACCAAATCAGTTTTGCGTGCTTCCCGATTCGCAAGTTCATCGATATGTTGAGGCTGCACGGAAACAAGCGGCGCACGTATGGCTTGTGGTTGATGAGGCTCATCGATTCAAGTACGCGGACACGCGGCGCGGGATGGCAGTCTACACGCTTGCTGATAGCTTCGAACGCGTTGTACTCATGTCCGGCACCGCCATCACGCGTGGATACTGGGACCTTTGGGCACCTCTTCGATATCTCGCATGGAACTGTATAGACTACATGGACCAATACAAGTACGCGGCGATGTATTGCGATCCGCTCCATGGACGCGAGGGCTTCCAGATTGGTGGCAGCACGAACGGCAAGGAACTAAGAAAACGCCTCGCCCCGTTCATGTTCAGCGTCCTGAAAAAAGACGCGGCAAAAGACTTGCCCGCGCGTATGGAATCTATTTTGATCGTGGGTGAAAACCTCCCGCGCGATTTGGCATCAATGGACAAAGAACTTTTGAAACAGTATTCGCCTATTGATATTGCCGAAGGCAAGTACAACCTCGAAACGGACGGACACATTGCAACCTATCGCCGGTTGCTGGGTGAAATAAAGGTCAAGCCTACACTTGATTATTTGATCGACGAATTGGATTTCGGCCACGAGTCATTCATTGTGTTTTGCTACCACCGAGATGTTGCGAATTTGTTGTATGAAGGTCTAAAGTCTTTTGCGCCTTCATTGATCGTGGGCGGAATGACTACAGAGCATAAACAGATCAACGCTGATAGATTTCAAAACAGAGAAACTCGTGTGATCATTGGCAACTCGGCCATGTGGGTTGGGTACACATTGACAGCCGCAAGCCAAGTGCTATTGGTTGAGCCATCATGGACGCCCGCAGATAATGAACAGGCAATTGATCGTGCTCACCGCATAGGCCAGACGTTGCCCGTCCTCGCCCGCTATGTGTGCTTTGAGAATTCAATAGACCGGAAAGTGATTAACGTGAACTTGCGAAAGCGTGAGAAGATAGAAGATTTTAAAAACGGAGGTGATCAAAAATGAGTACTGAATCGCTAGGAGAACTTAAGCGGTTAGTGTCGAGGATTAATAACCCCTCTTTGCAGGAGGAATTCGTAAAGTGGATTGATATAAATGTCCGGGTTTTCGTATCATCCCGAGTGCTGGAAGTACCAATGAGCGGTAACGAAACACCGACGTCCGAAGCATTGAAGCACCTACTGATGATGGATTTAGTCAATTATATCTATGACACCGTAAAGGGGGAGAGCACTTTTTATACGCTGAATCCGCACAGACGTTTACATCGGTACAGCCTCGGCGTTTTCGGCCCGCTTAAAAAAGAGGTGATCAAAAATGAGTAGAGCATACAAGATACGAGGACCGGGAGAATATAAAACGCACAACGGCTGCAAGGTTCTCTTGAAACGGAAAATCCTTACCGCCCAAAAAGAAATCAGGTGGGAGGGTGTACTGCACCAATACGGGCAACGGCCCCTTAACACGAATTGGGGGCCGAACGGCAACGTGTTTGATTCGGAGGAGAGCCCTTATGATATTGCCGGACGGTGGGGCGATAAAGACGACATTGCGGATCGCATAGATACATTGGAGCGAAGAATCACAGAACTGGAAAGGGTGTTGATGACATGAGCACAGAAATAAAAAAGTGTCCGTCATGCGGGTCAGAGGGAATATTTTTTAACCGCCCAGATCGTCACATGTATGTCGTGTGCTCAAACGACTACTGCACGATGAGCGGGCCGAGCGAAAGTAAAGAAACCAGTGCGGATAAATGGAATGCCTTGCCAAGGCGCGAGGGCGCGCTCGTTACGGGAATGGACCCGCCTAAATGTGAAACACGCGAGTTAGCAAAAGAGTTGCGAAAGCGGTGTAAGTGGGGTGAGGAGGATGGATGCCCCAGCGAATGCGAAGTGCTTGACGTATGCGGAGAAGGAAGTATCCACTCGTGGTCATTCCCTTGTCCACACTGCAACGGAACGGGGAAAGAAAACCTATGAGTCTTTTAATTATTATATGTATCGGATTTGCGCTTTTGGTTCTTATTGTGACCGGTATCGTTATTGGTGCCGCAATCACTTTTTGTCGAACATTGATGGACCTTGAGGACAAATAATCATGGGGTTTTTAGCAATTTTCATACCTCTATGCTTTGTGTTTTTCTTTTTGGTAATGAGCCGGTTTCACCTTGCGTTTCACCACATTGAAAACCTAAAGGGTAGGGTCAAATTACTCGAAGACGCCGCCAACCGCATACCCGTTGCCGCCGTCAAAGGGTTGGACGACACAGAGGCTTTTTTGGTTAGTAGTAGGGAACAACCTTTAGGGGTTGTCAGTATTAAAGACATAGGGAGGATACTGAAATGAGCATTGAACTAAAACCCTGCCCGGCATGTGGTGGGGTTCCAAAACGGTATGATAGATTCATATTTTGTTTTTCAAAAGGCTGTCATGTGTCTGGTCCATACGATGACCAAGACGGTTCAAAGTGGAACGCCCTTCCAAGACGCGATGACGTACATGAAACCCTAGAGGATAAAGTCATTCGCGAGGCGCATCAGAAATATTTAAAGAACAACAAGATCACCAAGCGCGACCTTTTTGCGGCGGCTGTTTTGGTCGGTGTTAACCTAAACCAGTTTGGCTTTGATACCACAGCCGAACAGTGTTTTGCGGCTGCCGACAAAATGATTGAGGAGAGTTTGAAATGAACATCGAATTAAAACCCTGCCCAGCGTGTGGGAATGATGGACTACTTTTTGGGCAACGTGATTGGTGTACCTATGCTGTATGTACCAATGACAAATGCTGTGTGCATGGGCCGTTATACGACACCGACGGCTCAAAATGGAACGCGTTGCCAAGACGCGATGACGTGAAAAACCAACCGGATGAGGGGGCTTTGCTAAACCACATCACCACCGCTTACTTCCTATTAGGCCCTGTACTACGTAACAACCACTCGCCTGAGAGCATGGTCGAGGTCTATAAGCACCTACGCGAAAAGATAAAGGCGGTGATGACATGAACGGGCTATTCACTGCCGGAGTGTGTTTCATTATGGGCGCATCCGTCTGGGCCTTGTTGTTCGGACGGGACCCGATGAGTCGTGAAAACCTGCTTCTAAATGCGCAATTGACCGAATGCCGAAACAGTACGGAAGGCAAAGTGCTGGAAAGTTTTTTGCTGCCGGTATCACCCTCTGGGTACGACGTTTTTCCCTATGTCACAATAGGTAGTAAAGAGTTTAAAAAATACGAAGGCCGATTGGTCCGAGTGGTTATACGGGAGGCAAAATAATGAGCACATCGATTTCTAAATTCATGAAACGCGCACAGGACAAATATATCCAAAGCAACAACAAACCACCGGGCATGATGGAACTTGATAACCTACTTGCAGAGATGGCGACGGAGGGGCACCCCGAGTGGTCCCGAAGGGTCAGGGACTGGGTACTGCACCGGATACACACAATTGGTGGGTCGTCGTTTATGGTGTTCGGCGAGACAGATCGTGAAATGCAAAGGATTAAAGAGGAGATCGTGGGGGAGGGCACCCCCGTGCCCGCATTCGCGATTGAAATAGTATCTCGTGATATCGCAAAAGAAGTAGAGACTTTTTTACTGCATAACCACTGGGGGCCTTTTGGGCAAAAGCCAACCGGTGTTGTTGCATTTATTGACCTGGGGGATTTAGTATGACCATTGTGTTTTTTGGTGGTGTGGTAGTAGAGTTATTTATGTTCGGGTTCTGTGTATACTTGGCCAAAGCCGCACTAGAAGAGACGACAGAAATCAGTCAACGCGTTAACAGGTTTGAAAAACACTGGCAAGAAATCGTACTGGAAAACAAAGGAACACCGAAAAAGGAAAAATCAAATCGGGTTTTGGTAGAGGACACGGTTAAAGTCTGGCATGAAGGCGGTGTTTCCTACATCCGCTTGTGTGATGCCGCCTTGCTCCCTCATACTGGGACAAGAGTCCACGTGACCATAGAGGAGATAAATCAATGAGCAATGAGCCAAAGACATGCCAAGACAATGCATGCCCAACGGTTGAAAGCCTCCGGGCGCTCAACCTCAAACTGAAAAACCACAACGTGCGCATGTTGTCCGCGCTTCGGTGGTACTCCGATCCGGACAATTACGTTGATGGTGATGGGTGGTGTACAGTAGAACTTGTCGGGACAATGGCCGATGAGGCGCTTATTGATATAGGAGTAAAGACGAAATGACTAAAACCATTCACGGATTAATTAAAAGACTGAAACGAACACCGATAACGATACATCAGTATTACCCGGGATTTATTGAGGGAGAGGTGATTGAACAGGCCACAGTGTACACCAAAAAGGAATTTAGGGCGATTCCGTTCATAAAACGACGGCTGGATAATAAAGATTGTTGCTTGAGGATTAGCCCCGACCAAGGACAGCCCGCTCTTATGGCTGTATACTCTGACTCATACTGGGTGATCGCTTTTATCTATGGAGATTGGAGACGATTAAAGTTACCGAAATGGAATCCTCGATTCCCATACAGAGATGAGACGAAGCCAAAAGAGGAGAGACATTCATGAAGTACCTAAGATATTTTTTATACGTTCTGAGTCATAAATACCACGTGGCCCGGTACTGCTTTAAACTCGGACTTTATCGAGAGGCATTCACTCACGACCTATCAAAATTTTGGCCGGATGAGTTTATTCCCCACGCACGTTATTGGTACCACCCGGAGGGCATGGACGCACCGAAGGGGAAAATCAATCGTAGGGTGGATTTCATGAAGGCGAAGACTCTTCACTTCTCACGCAACCCGCACCACCTATGCCCAGCCCCGTTTTTGGACCGCCGTCACATACTTGAAGCATGTGCGAACTGGTTGGCTATGGGGTATGTTCGGAATGAAAAAGCATCAAACTATTATATTCAAAACATCCGGTCAGTTCTAAAATTGCCCCCGTTTGATAACGACGCGGTGCTGAGAATTTTACGAAAATATGAGGTTTAGAGGTGATACCTACCACGGTCAAAAAACAAGAATTAATACAGCGACTGCAAAATTACAATAGAACAGGCTATTGCAAAATATGTGGTAGGCCCAGAACTTTTACCTTTCGAGAACACGGTGTTCAGGTATCCGCGAAGTTTTACAGTCATATAGTATACGGTTGTTTTTCGTGCCTTTTAAAAACCGGAATCGGAAAATTAAGGGAGATATATCTATGAACTGGACAGTTACGTTTGACAAATTCAATTCGTATTACATTGCCCAATCCGTGATTTTTACTATACTAAGCGTTTTGCTCTTCGCATGTTACATGTCATGGTGCACGGATTCCGACGAACATATCCGAGCGAGGAAAATCATTAGCACAATTTCTCGGACTATGTTCATCCTCCATGCGATATTGACCCCGCTTTATCTACTCAATCCGGGAAAATGAAAACGTTTTACGAGATGTTTGCAACATCTCAATACACGATTAATCGACATCGGCCACCGGTTGCAGTAGCACCGACCGATGCGATAGTCCCCGAAAAGGAAGGTACTGACTCTATGAACATTATGATCTCGTTTGATTCAAAGACCGAAAAAGCAATCAACTCACTTGCCTCTGTAATGAGCCGCGTTGTTGCTCTCGCTGAAGGCCAAACAGCGATGCCCGATGCAACAGAGCCTACGGCCAAGATCATGGAATCAGCGCCGGAACAGCCAAAGAAAACCCGCGCGCCGAAGACAGCAAAAGCCCCGGAGCCTATCGAAACATCAGTCATCAGCCCCGCAAAAATTCGCGAAGAATTGGCCGAGGAAAAAGAAGCTGAAGAGTTTGAAGACGAATTTGGGGACACACCTGCTAAGCCCACAGTGGCGACAACCCCCCAGCGTGTAGTGAGTCAGCAAGAGATGATCACCATGATGACAGCTTACGCAAACAAACACACCAAGGAAAAAGCCAAGGCGATCATCCGTGGATTCAAAAAGGCGGATGGTACCCCGTGCGCTGTGATGCGCGACATCCAGCCGAAAGATTACGCGTGGGCCTATGAAGCATGTTTATCGTAAGGCGGACAGCCATGAAGAAGATTGAGCACAAAGAGCGAGCACATTCGCGGTTTGCCGCCTCCGCCGCTGAAAGGTGGATGGAATGCACGGCGTCCGTCGCTCTTTGTGAAACATGTCCCCCGTCACCCGATAGCGTGTACTCGCTTGAGGGTACAGAGGCGCACGAATGCCTTGAAGCAATTTTGCGCGGAGATTTTAGATACGTTCCAACCAAGTTGAAAGATAAGTACCCGCATGAAATGGTAGACCACGCGCACGCTGCCGCTCATCATCTCCGAGGTCTTCGATCTGGTCAGGACTTACTAGACGGTGCAAAAGAGTTGGTCGAAACGCGTGTTGAAATCCCCGGCATCAAAGATGCCTTTGGAACGCTCGACTACGCGGTGTTGACCCCGCTCGGCCCGCTTCGTGTCTGGGATTTCAAATATGGTTCTGGAAAGTATGTATCACCTCATGCCAATCCGCAACTTATGTACTATGCGGTTGGTCTGTACGAAAAGTACAATGAGGCGTATGATTTCACCGAGGTCGAACTAGGCATTATCCAGCCCAGATGCGCGAGTAATTCCGGTGACGTTAATCGATCATGGACGTGCAGCATCGAAACCTTAATGGAATTCAAGGCCCAATTGGTGAAGGCCGCTGAAGAGGCGGACGACCCAACGCGCGCCAAGTTCGCGGCGGATGCTACTCGCTGCCGGTGGTGCCCAGCAAAGCAGCACGGAAAGTGCCCGGAGCTAGGACGCGTTGGGCATAGCGAAGCGCGTGAGGCGTTTTCCGAAGTACCTACCGTTGTTGATTCGTCGCTTTCCCTCAACCTCCCGACCCCCGACAGCATGGACGCCGCAACACTCGCAAAAGCGTTTGAAGCAGCGGCCAGACTCACCATGTGGGTTGCAGCGGTGAAAGAAAAAGCGTACAAGGTGGCAGGATCGCCGGAAGGTTTACCGGGATTTAAACTCGTAGCTGGACGCGCCAAACGTGTTTGGAACGACAAAAAATCCGTGGAATTGGATGCCGATCTCGAAATCGGAGACGAAGCATTCAACACCACACGAGAACTAAAAAACCTTCCCGACATGGAAAAGGTAGCAGGCAAGGATTGGGTAAACGCCCGGTGTTCTAAGATGTCGGGCAGTCTTGAGCTAGTGCCGAACGATGACCCGCGACACGGCACGACTCGCGCAGTGAATGATTTTGCGGGCGTATCGTCCACGTCGGACGACGAACTTTAAAAACAAAAGGAGCACACAATGGCAAATTTCCAAAAACGAACAGTCATGGTAAAAGTGGACCCCAAAAACAAAATGCTGGTCACGCCAAAAGTCCGGTTGTCTTTTCCCGCCCTCATGGCGCCCGAAAAACCAAAGGCAGGAGATGACCCAGACAAAAAGCCACAATACTCTACCATCCTCTTAGTGCCAAAAACGGTAGACCTGACTCCGTTCAAAAAAGCACTGACCTATGCCATCATGGAAACGTATGGCGAAAAGGTTGTTGATTTGAAAAATTTTCGGTGGAATATCAATGCCCTACCCGAAGGATTCAGAGTACCAATAAAAGATGGGGATAAAAAAGCTGATTGGAAAGGCTTCCCCGGTAATTGGTATATTCGAGCATCAACATCACTCCGAAAACCTACAATATTGGGACCAAACAAAAAAGAGATTACCGATGCTGAGTTGATATATGGTGGGTGTTACGCGCATGTATCGATGGGCGCGGGATGCTATAAACACATGGGTGTTGAGGGTGTGAAGTTCTACCTCAACCACGTCATGAAGGTCGCAGATGGTGAACGTCTGGGTGGTGGTGATGCCGCTGCGGATTTTGCAGAGATCACACCCGATCTTTCGGGGTTTGGTGAGCAAGTTGCTGACATGCCTTTCGAATCTACAGATGATGGTTTTGACTCCGGCGATCTGTAATTAGTGGAGCTACAACGCTGGACGGGGGCCGGGATGTCTCGGCCCCTTTGTTTTTATAGAGGGCAATATGGGATATGTTGTAATCGATTTCGAAACACGGTCCGAGGTTAAAATAAAAACGCAAGGGGGCTACGTTTATGCCGAGCACCCATCAACAAGATCAATGTGCATTGCGTGGAGATATACAGCACAGCAAGACCGACAAGCCCTAAAATACATGAAAACGCAAGTCGCATGGACGCTTGATGGTACGTTTCCAAAAGACCTAGCGAAGCTATTACTCAAGCCATCGGTCAAGATCGTTGCCCACAATGCCAATTTCGAGCGCCTCATTTTGAAGCATGTTCACAAATGCGACATACCCATCAACCGGTTTTTCTGCACCGCTGCGCAAGCACGTCGGCTGGCCCTTCCGGGGAACTTGGAAGGCGCAGCGATTGCCGCAAAACTTGCGATCAAAAAGGATATAGCCGGGAATAAGTTCACTCTGAAATACGCGTGCCCAACCCGCAAAGGGCAGTTCCTAGAGGTGACACCGGAGGCAAAGCAGCGAATCATGGACTACTGCGCGACCGACATCGACGCCGAGGTTTTATTATTTTGCAGTCTCCCACTCACCACCGGCCCGGATTCGTTACGTATATATGAAGTCGATCAAAAGATAAACGACCGGGGTTTCCGTGTGGACGTTGACCAATGCCGGGCAGCGATTGAACTATCCGACGTAGCCGCAGCGAACGATACCGATAGGCTTATACGCCTGACCGATGGCGTAATCTCCACACCAACCCAAGGCGAACGAATTAAAAAATGGTGCGCTGAAAGGGGAGTTGAATTAGCTGACCTCACGGCCAAGACGGTCAATGACACTTTATTGAGCGGTCAAGCAATACCCGATGACGTGCGGGATATGTTGGAGATACGTCAAGGTGGCGCGAAAGCATCCATCAAAAAGTACAACGCCGCCCTTGATCGCGTGAGCCGTGATGGTCGCATTCGTGGTGCGTTCAACTACCACCGGGCGTCAACGGGACGATGGGGAGGCACTGGTTTTCAGCCCCATAATATGCCCCGAGGAATAGTGAAGCACCCCGAAATTTATGTTGAACTGATAAAGATGCAAAGTACAGACATGATCGACCTCATCGGATACCCGCTTTCAAGCGTTCTATCGTCGTGTGTTCGATCCGCTATCATACCGTCGGATGGTCACGATTTCATATGTGCGGACTACGCGAGTATTGAGACGTGCGGTCTGTTCTGGCTCGCCGATCACAAAGTTGGCCTTGAGATGATTCGTAACAAAGTCAACCTATACATGGACCTTGCGTCCAGCATCTACGGAAAACCTATAACAACCAAAGAATGCTTCGAGTACCAAGTAGGGAAAAAGGGGATATTGGGTCTTGGTTATCAGATGGGGGATAAAAAATTCACGGGGGCATGCGAGCAAGACGGGATTATTTTGCCACCCGGGATGGCGTGGCAAACGGTGAATACGTATCGTAGGAAGCATGCACCAATTCCGGCACTATGGGAAAAGGTAGAAAACGCTGCCATAGACGCCGTGCGATTTCCCGGGAAAGCCTACACGGCAGGAAAAACAAAATGGTACGTTGACCGTGGGTTTTTGGTTGCCGAGCTACCATCACGTCGGTGCATCGTGTACGCCGAGCCTCGTATTGACTTCGAGACGTATAAAGGTAGACCCTCCCCGAAACTTAAATTCATGGCCGAGCAGGCCCAGACGCGCCAATGGGTTGAAGAGTCTACATATGGTGGGAAATTGGTTGAAAACATCACGCAAGCGGTATGTTGTGACCTATTGGCATCTGCGCTTTTGAGGCTTGAATCACACCCGCTCTATAGAGTCGTGGCGCATACGCACGACGAGGCGCTGGCTGAAGTACCCATCGGTAAAGGCAGCGTTGAGGAGTTTATAAAAATAATGTGCGACGCGCCCGCATGGGCGGAAGGGCTACCAATTCGCGCCGAAGGATGGCGCGGTCCGAGGTACAGAAAATGATACTCCCAATAGTTCCGTCGTTCGCAGAGGCGTTTTGCATCGTTTGGATGAGTCAAATTTTTGTCCTAGTCCTTTGGTGTATCTGGAAAGTGTTTGAATACATTGCGGAAGACTTCAAAAATTCGTAATACGATTTTCCTTGAAAACGTATTACGTTTATGAGATGATCTAATTATAGGGAAACACGAAACACCGGGAGGGATGTTATGAGAACGTACAAGATACTCGACGACAAGACCCAAATAGTGCTCGATACTGTTCAGGCGGATTCACCAAACAAGGCCGTTTTGGAGTATTCGAAAAACCAAAAGCGCGCTATCGATTGGGGCTATAACTCTGAAAGAGGGCTGGTTTTCATACTCGTAAGAACCGCCCAGATGTGCAGGGTGATGGAGGCAAAAGATGCGAACTAAAAGCAAACAGGGGCCGCGAAAGGTGTATAGCGTTCGATTGAGCAATGAGGAAATACGTGTATTAAACACTAGAGGGTTCACCCTCACGGAAGCACTCCGGTACATGATCAGAGGTTTTCGGTATTCAGCATGGGACTACGCGGAGGGTAAAAAACAAAAGCGAAAGGCACGGTGATTTATGAGTGTTTGCATGAATTGCTTTGAAGCTACCCCGAACGATGGACACACCGGCGAATTTAAATTGTGCGAAAAATGCGAAGCCGAAGCCCGTGAAGTCTATGACCGTGTTGCGAACAAAATCACCCCGATCATGCTAGATATGAACCCTTCGCACCATGTGATGCATCGAGTTATTGAAATGCTCCGAAACACCTTGAAAGACGACCGGGGGCGGATACGCTATCCCGTAACACCGCCCCCGGACTTAAATCAACGTTGACCCTGACCGCCGCTTGAACCCACAAGCGGCTTTTCTTTTTTCACACTCTTGATCAACCAGAACATGCAATATACGCCGTCCTGTTCGCAGTACGATGCGGGGAAAGACTGATAGCCGCCGATGCCACAATCCGCCCCCCAAGAATTCTTGACGATAAAATAAACGTCCGCCCCCTGCTTCTTATAACCCATGACTTCAAGAGCATGGCCACTGTTTGGAACGGGCGGCGACGTGGGGGACACAACAGCTTTGCAATTCACCATGTCATTCGGTGTGCTCATCGCAACATAGGCGGGTTTTTTAGCGGCGAGATGAGCTACAATCTCGTTTACCGTGAACACCTGAACGGAGTTTGCTAGTTTATATAGCGGCGATTGTTTCCACGTCGGAAGCGGAGCCGTTGCGGATTGTGGCCAGAATGTACTTTCGATCAAGCCCCGGCCTTTTGTTGCGACGCTGACAGCGGTGGACGCCTGATACACTTGATACTGATTCCAGAAATCACGCGCCGATAATTCCGTCCCGTCGCAAAGTAAGTTCTCAATTGCACCGATCAACCCGAACGTTGTACACGTCCCGCCGAATTGCTGCTTCACTTCGGTGTCACAGGATACAAGAGACACCGAGGCGGGTGTCTTTTGCGCCCGAGACGCGTGTACTTCCCGGCGATGTTTGTCGATCTCGATACGTTGGTCAACAGATATCAGAGAATCAAGAGGCACCGTTACTGGAAACCCTTGCGCGAGAACTGGAAACAGGAGCATAAACAGTATTCGTTTTTTCATATGTTCACCTGATTATTGTGGTTGGCATGAACCGCAGCATCGTAGTCTTGGCGGGCGATCCGCTCCGCCTCTTCGACTAGTTTGCCCCGAGCGATGAGGTACGCAAGCCCCACGATCAAAAGAAGCGCGGCCTTTATCGACCCCCATAGCCCCTCTTTGCTCGACGCGAGAACAGCCGCAAACCAGTCATCGAGCATGGTGATCGACACGTTATTAGTACGGTGAGCCTTCCAGTCAAAGGAAAACGTTGATGGTGCGCTGGTTGGCGTTGTAGTTGTGTTTACAGGTGTTCCGGGACTCATTGCGAAGCCCCCCACCAATAAGCGAAGCGGCCCGATTCGCCCATGACAATTGCCGCGGTAGCTGGGGTTTCAAGCGCGGTTTCGTCTTTCAGATACTTCCCTTTTGGTTCCCAGATGGTGGAGTAATGCGCACTCTCTCCGAGATATAAATACTTCCCCGACCGGATCGGCTTTTGCATCGGTATGTATTTTGAGTCGGTTATGATCACGCGACCCGTCGCAAAACTTCCGACATTGGTTGCGGCGTCAATCGGGGCGATGTCAAAGGTGAAGTTAAAAACCGATTCCCCCGCGTAGTCCGTGGGCTTTATTGTAATCGAAAATGCTTTACCCGCCGGGACAACATATGTTTTATTTAGAGATGCCGGGAGATTCGCAGAGACTTGAAAATCCACATTGTACGCGAATTGCTGTTCTATCGAAGATATGACAACGCTTTGATCGTTCGTCACTCGGAACGAACAGAACCCAATTTCGCCACCGGAATCACGGCACGTTTTGCCGTTCACATACACCAAAAACTCGGGGGAGTTTGCGAGAACGGGGGGCAAAACTCCAAGGTCCGATTTATACGGGATGGCCTGACATGCAACAAATATCGCAATCAAGGCCGCCACGATTAAAAATGTCTTTTTCATTTTTGACCCCCTCCAATTGGGTCTGATGTTTTGAGACGTAGGGCAATCCCGCCCACGCCTTGAGCCAAAAAGAACAACCGCACGGTGTCTGATAGGTGTGGCCACGATAGACCCACACCGGTACAGACGACATGAAACCAGAACGTTTTTGACTGCCAAAGTGTTTTCATAAATAAAAAGGGCCGTCCGACTCTTCGCCGGACGGCCCACCTCCGTCTTTTGTTTCGGCGATCTATTAGCCGATCAAAGCGTCAACCATTTCACCGGTGTGATAACCAATTGTCTGGATAAACACCTTGCGATTCGCTTTCGCTTCGTTCGGGATATCCTGACAATTGTCGATAGCGGAAACCACAAGCGGCAACTCGGTAGCCATGATCTCGGCCAAGGGCTTTTTCTGGCGAATGCTGGCGGCGAGGTTATTAACCGCGATCATCACATCCCCGATTTCTTTTGCATAGTCGATTTCTTTTTTCTGAATGCCCATAACTTAAATCCTCCCTTATCAATTTTTGTTCCGACCCATACAGCCGTTAACCACACCACGCAGATAATGGCTATGACATCGTAATACTCAAAATCGTACACGATCTAAAACCAGTCCGCAACTTGAATGTGGATATGCGCGGAAGGGCCTTGCCCGTCGTAATTCCCGCCGTCATTCACTTTTGCAGTCTCAAGTTTCGGACGGGCTGGGTCGTAACAGTATTTCGAATTGAGGTAGTCAACTAATTCGATGGCCTCACCCGGCTTTAAGACCCCCGTGACGCGTAGGTCAGCCGCCCGCTTGGCAGCATGGATGCCGGAATCTCCGGATTGTGGCCGGATGATCGACGTCCATGTGGCCTCGGTTCCCTTTCGGTGCATGTAGCACTCCACATCGAACATTATCATAGCGAGACGTGGGTGGACCTCAAAAACCATATCAGGCGTTGAGTGCGTTTCGGCCCCTAAAAACTTCATACTATGTACCCCCTTCCGTAATTGTGCATAGTGATGCCCGGTCCGGGACCGGGAAAATTTATAAACGCAAGTCCTGTTGTGGCCGTCAATTCCGCCGGTGCGATAAAATCCCTTGTGAGCCGTGGCGCGAGGTGACGCGCAAAAATCACTTGGCCGCTTAGGTCGAAATACATTGAACCGGGATAGGGTCTACCCGATGCGAATTCATACACAAGTTGAGTGTTTGCACCTCGCGCCGTCTCGGCATCTATTGATGCGTTTTGTGATGTATTGGTATTCGTAAGGGACACATTCGCTGCCACATGTGCCCCGCAGTCAAGCCCCAGACGACGCAAAAGGTCGTATCCGGTAGGCATTCGAAACCGTGTTTCATTGTCATATATATTCTCATAGGTGTTTTCGGGAAGCAAAGACATGAGTACCCCCTTACACGTTCACCGCTTGCCACGTATCGACATAGATATTGCTCGCATCTACTGGGCATTGAAAGGCGAAGACAGCCGGAGCGGCGGAAAAGTCGCACGCGAACGATCTCACATTGGTGCTATTAGTGAACGTCGGTATGATCGACTGAACGAAAAAAGGCACCAAGTCGATGTTGTTCGAGTATGTTCCGAGAAAAATATGGACCGCCGATCCGGGAATGAAGTTTTGCGCTCCACCATACACGACCATGTTGAGCGTGTAATCCTGAACCCTTGCGCCATGAAGCATTACGCCCCGCGCGTTCCATGCAGATATTCGCCCAAGTAAGGCCGTGTCTTGCGCGAATAGGTAGGCCGCTCTGTCCCGAAAGAAGTTGAGGGCCGCGCCAATCTTCTGCATGACGTACTCAGATAGGGGGCGTTTGGCCTCGACGTCCTTTGAATCCATTCGCACGTAAGTGCTTGGTACGTTGCTCATACGATATCAGCCCTCCATACTCGAACGCCCTGACCGGGCAGAAGCCCCAAAAAGAAGCATCTAGGAGAGCCGAGGGGGATATTTTCCTCAATGACTTTTCTGGTACCAAAGGACGCTGCGAAATCAGAACCGTGTGGACACATCATAACAATAGCAGTCCAAGTGGTACTTGTTCCGTCATACTCCATGAACCACAAAGGGGCCTCCCCTCCGGGGTTTCCCGAGTAGTCCAAGTCCTTCACGTGGGTCAGTTTTATATTGGCGTTTCGGCTAACAATCGAATTCACGCCCGATTGAATGGTGGTATCGTTCGCGGGCAACACATTGGTGAACTGGTCGTGTAGGTACGTATGATCTGCTCCGAGTTTCCCAATAAGGTCTTCAGTCGGCGCGGCCTGTACTCTTGTTTCCTCGATCGTAACGGGTGAATTGGCTCCTGCTATTATTCCCATGATTTTAAATTATCCTGTAAGGCGCACCGTTGTCAATAAAGCCTATTAGCTCCACGAGATCACCCGGGGAAGGCGTGAACCCTAGAGCGTTTTGAACCGTAGCAACTCCCGCCGTGTAGTCTGTGATTATTGTCTCGGGGGACTGGTATGACCAGTTAGGCGCTCTGACAATCACATATGCCCCCTTGCGAAGGTTGGGCGCTGTGAATACTGTTTGAGATGTCCCGGAGGTCACAACTTCGGTCGGGTCGATATGACAGTAGGCATTTTTTGACAGCGTTCCCGCATCGTCATACATTGGCGTTTCGATGAGATCACCTATAAGAGCGGTATGCGTGCGATCAAGATAGAACTTGTTTTGATTCCCCTCATCTTGTCGGACGATGACGGCGATCATGTCCCGAGAATAGTCGATGCTGTGTAGTCGAATTGTTTCACCAATAAAAGGCGTCCATTTTTTCCACTCACTGTCGCCATATTTCGCGCCGAAAGACGGAGTGACTTCGATCCAATCTGCGCCAACGCGGACAAGATACGAAGACGGGGCAATTACCGCGTATCGATCAGATACCTCAAAACCCGCTTTAGACAGCACTTTCATTTGGACTTTTCCGTCACCAATCCCGACGGACCTCTCCAAAATTTCAACGGGTCTATTGGCGATTCGTCTTGTTCCGTTGTCGGTGTTTGGTATCTTCAGCGAGCCTTTGTCATTCAAAATAACTATGTCCCCGACTTCATGCAGGTGACCACGACCCCACGAAGTGGAAAGCGTTATCTCCTCACACCCAAACCGATAGCGCATAAGGAAGCGAAACGCTCGATTAGCTACGAGAGTACCGCCCCCCAAGTGTGTTCTGAATCCACGCGATTGAATAGGCAAAACCTTGGTGATACCAATCCGAGTTATGGACTCAGAGTCTACTTGACGATACGAATTTTTGAAGTTTCCACCCTGTTCGTCGTATTCATAAAAAATCTCCGAGAAAAAACGCCGCGTGTCTGTTCCGCGCTTTACTGATATTGATGCGGGTTCAATGATCGCATCGTCATCGATCACATCAATAGTATCTGTTGCAAGCGGGGGGTGAGTAAGCCCCATACTGATACGCCCATCACGGGTCATGGAATACGCGCAGATTGGTAATAGCAGTTCCTTCTCGATGAACCCCTTACCACTCGATTCAGTTTCGGACAATATAAACCCCATGATCTGAGAACCCAAAAAGGAATCGCGCCAATATTCGTATCGCGGAACGTCTACATCCTCGGGTGACAAACGAAGTCC